AAGGCGCGATCACGTTCTGTGAACGCAGCAGCATCCATGCCGCAATCGTGCCATCGGTATCGTTGGTGATCAGCAGCAGGTCGCCTTCGTCGGTGCTGGTCGCCCGGCGCAGCGCCATGCGTGACGGCTCTTTCAGCAGATGTCCGGAGAGCAGGCTGATCTTGTTGCTGATGTAGGCCAGTTCCACGTCGGTATAAAGGAATTCCTGCAGCGCCTTGCCTTGCCGCTGCACGTAAAGGGTTCCGGATTCAAGCTGCTGCACGCGCACGCCGGGCCGCGCCCCGTTGGCGGTCGCCGCTTTCAGGAAAAAGTTGTTCGGGGTGATCGGCGATTGCGAGGGCTGCGGCACGTAGTACTCGCCGCCGGTCGTGAAAATCTGCAAGTCGCGCCCGCTGATCAGGTCCGTCACTGCGTCGAACCGGCCGGAATTGATGGTCGATTCCACGGCGTCATCGTCGTATCCGCTGGTCGGGTTGAAGTCGAAAAAGAAACCGACGCGGCTGCCCCAAACCGTAGATGGCCGTGACTTGCTGCCACCGAAAAACAGACGGCCTTCGTGGAACACGCAGGAACGCGGCCAGCCTCTTGTGTTCGACCACACGTTTTCATAGTTGGCCTCGAGCTCCCATGCCCCTGCGGCAATCGCGTTCGTCGAAAAAAACGGGATTTCGACGGACACCTCCAGTGTGGTCGCGCTGACGTAGCCGACGATTCGCGCCCGGCCTGCGGGGTTGGCGTTGATGTACTTGCCCACGTCGCCCGAAGTAAACACGCCAGCGCTGGCGGTGACGCGGGTATTGCCGGTCGTCGCCGTCGGGGTCAGGGTCGCCGCCGGGTTGCTCGGCGTGGTCGTGGTGAACTGATACAGCGGGATGGACGTGAAGCTGATGTCGCTGATCGTCCAGTCGGCATCGGTCGCACCGCGCACGATCTTTTTCGGCGCCATGTCCTTTTCGACCACAATCAGCGTGTCGGCGTTTTGCGTCCAGTTCATTTCGGCGAGATACTGATAACCGATGGTCGTCACCAGATAGTCCTGATCGGTGACGCCGTTGATGTTCGTGACCAGCGCACCGTCCTTGAATACATACATGCGGTTGTCCACGAACAGCAGCATGTAGCTGTCATCGACGGAGAATTCAAACGGCACCAGGCGCACACCAAGCGCCGGGCTGGCGGCGTTGGGTATCTCAAACAGGAACCGGCTGCCCGGACGCCAGCGGAACCCGCCTTGCGGCTGGAACAGCACGTTGGTCGCTTCCTCGCAGGCGTTGTAATACTGCTGGATGTCCAGGCGTGCGCGGGCCAGCGGGTCGAGTTCGCCGACGCTGAAGTTGGTCTGGATGGAGACAAAACGCGCCATCAGCCGCGCACCGTGATCAGGCTGTCAAAGTTCATGTTTTCGTTCGGCTTGCCGCGGCTGTCGATGTTTGCCGCCGTGCGGAAAAACCCGCCGCGCATGTTTTCGCTGGGAGAGCCGAAGGCGGTTTCCTTCCAGAATGCCGCCTTGGTGTCCTGCTCCGTCACCGGCACCGCGAGGTTGAACGCCATCGCGTAGATCAGCAGTTGGCGGAAATGTGCGGGCATCAGCGATTCGGGAGGGGAATACTGGTAATCCAGATAAATCGCCGGGTGATCGGTCAGCAGCTTGCCGGCCTGCACGTCGTAATCCGTCACCGGCATCACACCGATATTCGCGTTCGGATACACGGCGAAGGCGTCGCCCACACGGTCGGTCGGCATGGTGTATTCGTAGCGCCAGCGCGATACCGGCGTCGAGGTCAGCCGCGCCAGCGCCACCTTTTTCTTGCTGAAATTCCACGGATACATCGCAATCAGCGAGTCCTTCACGTTGTCGTAAAGCTGCGCGCAGATGCGGGCGGCATCGGTATCATCGGTGAAGGATGAAATGGCGGATTCGCCCAGCAGGTTCAACGCCGAAGAACAGATGGAAACTTTGGTGTCAGCCATGCGGCGCTCCTAAGACTTGTCGCGTCCAGCCGGACATTGACCGGATGCCCTCGGCCAGCCCCAGTTGCACGTCGGATTCGATTTGGCGTTGATACTGGCGCACGGCATTGTCATTGCCCCACGGTTCGCCGCGATGTCGATTGGCGCCCGCTTGCGCCGCCGCCTCATGGACTTGGGCATCGTGGTACGCCTCGCCGTCCGCCGTGACTTGCAGCGGGCAGCCGCACAGGATGACCTCGTCGTACCCCATCAGGCGGGCAATCCGCGCCGCGCCCCAGCCCGACGTGCCGCCGACGCCGGCCAGTTCCGGCCAGATGCGGTCGATGTGCGGCCGATCTTCGTCACGGAATACCTTTTTCGGGGCGTGGATTTCCACATCGTCACCCCAGCGGTCACGGTGCAGGCGTTTCATCCGTCCGGCGTGTTCGCCGTGGTGCGTCACGGCAACCCGCGCATGGACAATCGCCACCGAAAACTTGACGGCGATCACGTCCGCCGACGGGCGCAGCAGGCAGGCCGCAGCGAGGTCGGAGAGGGCGCAGGGGGCGCTGCCCACGATCAGCGCGGTCATGCCCATGCTTCGAGCATCCAGGCCAGTGCACGCAGAAAGCTCCTCATGCCGGCGCCCCCAATGCGTCACGGGTCCAGCCCGACATGCTGCGGATGCCGGCGGTTTTGCCCTGTGCGGTAAATTCGGCTATGACGCCGCGCCAGCGGTTGATCGTTTCGTGGTCGGCAAAGGACGTGCCGCGTTCGCCTTGCGGCTTTTTGAATGCCGTCACCGCCGGGGCATAGCCGCCGGGGTCGAGAGGGACGCCGCACAGGATCACTTCGTCATACCCCATGCCGTGCCGCGCCCACAGGGCCGCGCAGAAACCACTGGAACCGTACACCCAGCCAAGGTCCGGCCAGAGGTAGTCGAGGTCGCTGTTTTTGCCGGGGGCGAGCCAGCGGATGCGCCGGGTCTGCATACGGTTCGGGCGGCCGTGAATGAACACGCGGCGGCCCGCTTTTGCCCTGATGTCATTGGCCTGTTCCAGATGCTGCGTCCAGACATGCCCGATCTCCGAAAACAGGACACAGGAATATTTGACGCCCAACATCGCCGCATCCGGCCGCAGGCGTCTTGCGGCCGCTACGTCATCATAGACAGAAGGGGCGTACCCCACCACCAGGGCAGCCCCCCCATGCCTTCCTGCATAAAACTCAGCCAATCAATCCGAATCGATGGAAATGGCCGTTGCGTTGGTCGTGTCGATGACGCCGTCGACAATGCTGTTCACGAACGCCAGCCCGAAGGTCGGGGTGGTGTCGATGGTGCAATGCAGCACGATCATGTCACCGACGGCCATCAGGTTGCGAACGCCCGTATTGGTCGTGGTGCCATTGTCGAAATAACCGGTGTTGTCCACCGTCAACAGCGCATCCGTGGTCTTGTAGTGCCACACGGATTGGCCGTTTTTGCTGCCGCCGATTTTTTGCAAACCACTCATTGCGAAAGCCATGATGTTGTCTCCTTGTCAGTTGGCCGATTACGCCTCGCGGCAGGTGATTTTGACGATGCCGTCGTCGTCGATTGCCACGGCACCCGCCGAAAAGCTGGCGTTGACCAGGTACGACACCTTTTGCGGGATCCAGTCGATGGCCGTGCGCGGGGCAATGCCCTCGGCCAAACCGACGGCGCTCATGTGCCAGGCCAGGCAGGTGCGGTCGTTGGAGGCCAAGGGCAGGCCGCCTTCGTCACGATCACCCAGCACGATGAAGCGGAAGCCCATGAAGGTGTTGATTTCGCCCTGCACCAGCGCCTTGACGGTGTTGAAGTCGGCACTGGTCACCTGGGTTTCTCCGAGCAAACCTTCCAGGTTGTTGGCGTGGATGGCGATGTAGCGGCCCTGCATCGGTACGTTCTTGGCCGTCAGTTTCCGCGCAGCTTCACGCAGTTTGCTGACGTTCAGGTTGGTGTCGGTGCCGCCGACATCGTTGCTGACGGTATTCGGCGCCGATGCCGCGATCATCGCGTCGATGATGATCTGGTCATAACGCCGGCCGATGGCAGCCGATACGACTTGCACCAGTTCGCGGCGCTCGTCGAAATTGACCTTTTGCTGCATGAAAATATCGGTGTATTCCGGCGCGTCCCAATCGGTCAGGGTCGCGGTCGCGTGGCTGTGCGCGATGCCCAGCGGCGTGACATCCGATTGAGGAACGTGCGGGGTGGCCGCACCTTTGCTCATTTTCGGGAAGCGGTGCGTGGAGCCGATGACGCCGGTACGGGTACGAACCGTGCCGCGCAGTTGGCTGGTTGCTTGGTATGCCTGTTTGACCTCAGCGTCGAACTGGGCAATGTAGGCAGCGGACAGATTTTGTGACATTTGGCACCTCGTTGGCCGTTACGAAAAAAGTTCTCTCGTTACGGTTGTCCGGAATGCCGGGCCGGTCCTTGTGGGTTATGCCCACCACTCAGGCGAACTATCGCCATTTGCGGCTGCGCCACTGCGGGCGCAGTTGTCGCTGGCATCATCCTAACCCCGCCGCAATCAATTTGCAAGCGGGGCTGTTGAATCCTTTACAAAAGGCCAGCTTCTTGTAGTCGTTTATAGCCTTCAGCCACCTTGTTGTAGAAGGATTCGTCGGTATAGTACCGAGGGTCTTTGACCATCAATTCCAGGTCAGCGCGGGACGGCAGGTCGCCACGGGGCATGGTGTCGGCCAGCGGCACGCGGCCCTCGTAGTACTCGCGCAGCTTGAGCAGCGCCTTCATGCCCTGCGCGGTGCCGCCCATGACCTTGAATTCCTCAAAGTCCTCCTGCGACCACACCCCGGAACGCACAAAACCCCGCGCCCATTCCACCATGCTGTTGATGATGGCGTCGGCGTTGGCGCCCAATGCCTCGCGCTCGGCCTTGGCGTTGATCTTGGCTTCGGCCTGCACGCCGCCGGCCAGTTCGACCACCTCATTAACCAGTTCTTCATAGGCCGTTTGCGACAGTCCATGCCGCTTTGCCCAGTCGGTGTACTTGCCGATCAGCGGGTCATCGGCGGGGATTTTGTCGGCAAACGGGGTCATGTCATATTTGCCGTCAGCCGGCGCCTTGTGCTTGCCCAGCTTGAAGTTTTTTTCCAGTTCGGCGTAGGATTTGGCTAGTTGGTCGATGCGGGCTTCCTTTTTCTCCGGATCCCAGAACTTTTCCGGCAGCCAGTTCGGGCGCTCGCGATTGGCGAGTTCCGCGGCCTGCGCTTCGGCGGTCGGGTCTTTGGCCTTGTGGTCGCCCAGACCGTCATCCTGGTCGGCGGGCCTGTTGTCCGGCGTCGCGGTGACGTTGGCCAGCAAGCCTTCGCCGTTGTCTGCGGGTTCTGCGGGTGCTTCGGTGGTGGTGGTGTCCGTCATTTGGGCGTCAATCCTCGGTTA